GAGCATCTAAGTTAGCACCAATTTCTCTATTAGTCATTTGATTACCAGCTTCAACTCTACCTAAACCTCCAATTAAACCTCTAACACCAGCACCTTGTAATGCTCCAACTTGAGATGCAGCTAATCTTGCTTGCTCCTCTCTCTGTAAGTCAGCCCCTAATGTAGATACTTGTAACCCTTCAGCTACATTCTCTAGGTTTTGTCTTTCGTAATTCTCTAATGCTTGTCTTGCATCTCTACGTTGCTTTGCTCCTGATATTGCTTGAATACCACTTGCTAATGCTCCTGTAGCCGCTATTGCTGTCATTGCACCCATATATTCTATAATGTTTTTATAAGTTCGTTTGTATTTGTTGTTCCTACTTCATACCCTGCCTTTATATATCTATTTAGCAAAGAAGGGTGTTTAATTGATGCGAAGATAGCTCCAAATCCCAATGACTGAGCCTCTATTGTAAATTCTTGTATTAATTTATCAAGACATTCTCCTCTGTCTTCTTTACTTACATTCGGATTTGCTACAATAAATTCTAACCAACATAATGCTGAATTAGTTTCGTATAAAAATCCAGCACAAACATCTACACCATCCTTAGTAACCATTAGACCTGTAGTTGTTTCTTCATCATATTTAGGTAGTGCAACGATAGGAGGAGCAGGGAACTCCCAAAAGCTCCACCACTCCTTTAATTGCTCGTAATCACTATATTTAACAGCTCTTAATTCCATATTGCAAATATACCTCTTTTATTCAAAAGATTTAGATACCTCAGAATTTAAGGCGTAAACCTCAGCGTATCCTGTTGTGTTTAATTCTGCTTTTACATTCATATAATAACCTCTAATACCTGATGTTTCTACACTACTAGGTTTTGCAGATAATAAGAACATTCCTATAGAAATAAGTGACGTACTATTTATCGTTATCGAGTTGCTTGTAATACCAGTTATAGTACCTACTTGTTGTAAGTTTGTATCGAAAACTAAATCACCAACACTAATTAAAGTAGATATAGTTCCGTTAAAGTTAACAACGTTACCTACAATACTACCTATTGTTCCTATACCACTAACAGCTAATGTTGCTGTATCTACCGCATCGTCACCTCTAACGTATCCATAATAAACCCCTTCTTTATTCTTAAAGTCTGCAATTGATATATAACCACTTTGCATATCTGTTTTAAGAGCTACTTGCCAAGAGGTATTCCCTTCTATTGAAATATTCTTAAATATTTTTCTTGTAGAAGGTTCTTGATTAAAGTTGAATTCAAAACCACAAGAATTTGATGTTCCATAGAAATTACTGTAAGGACCTATATTATGTTTGTAAACATCTGCCCCTTTAAATGATAAGAAATGATTATTCACTCTAAGCATTTCATCAGGGTTAAATGTTTGCTTACCTAAAAATCCTTGTGCCTCTGGAGAATATACCCAAGTTACATAATCGTATGGTGTTGATGTATATACTTTACCTGGTATTAAGTATTTTATGTTTACAATATAAGTGTCAAAGAACGCATCATACTTCCCGATTATGTTTACAATTTCATTGTCTCTAAATAAAGTCTTGAAGTAATCCCTCATTCCATTAGAACTAATTTCCATAAGACCATTACTATCATTAAGTCGAACAATACAACCTCTCTTTATATCAACGCTAAACGCATTTGTAGAGTAAGAGTCGTAAGATTCAGGTTGAAATGAAATACCATATTCACCACCATAAACTACTTGTTGACCTAATACATCTTCTATTCTTGATAAGTTTGTAGTTGCATCTGTATTATAAAGTAAGTCTTTACCATATAAAACCTTACTGAATCTATCTTCCTGAATTACAAGTAAATCTGTAGCTTCTGAATCTAAAACTCTAATAGGACCAAAAGACTTTTCTAAATCATCTTTATAGTTTGCTAACGATAGGTTAAATTCATTCAATCTATTTACATTTGTGCTTTCTTGATAAATACCAGAATATGTTAAATCAGCATATCTATCTACTTGTCTATATATATCTTCACTTACTGCATTTACAGCGTAATCTAAATTTAAGAAGTTTGTAGTCATCTCATCTCTAACAGAGATACTTTCAACTCCATTACCAAAACAATAGCAATTAAACACATCATTTAATGTGTGAGTTGTGAATTGATACTGACCATTATTTATTACATAGGTCTTAGGAGTCTCTATGTATACGTTATCATCATTTTTTAATGGTATTGTTTCAAATACAGGTATATTAGATCTAGTAACAAATATATCTGTCTTGGTATCTATATCGCTATTTCTTGGTCCTGTAAGCGGAGCGAAACTAATTTGGGTTCTGCCTCCAGGATCTGGAATCCATTTGTAAGACATCTTAATATCTCCTTCGACTGCAAACTTTTGGTATGCATTAGATGGTTCAATCACATCCTCAAACACAGCTCTAAAGTCAGCGTAATCTCTTGTAAGTAAATATTCCTGATCCATTTTATTCTCAAACGAAGAGCTGCCGCCTCTATTACAATAAGAGAAAAATCTAACTACATTACCACCAGTAAAAGCTAATGGAGTTCCAATTGGAAGCTCTACCTTTGCTGATTCAATGTAGTATGGATTTCTATAAGATTTAGCTGGACCAATAAATTCCAAGAAGTCGTCTTCTGAAACTCTTAAATCAAAATTTCCTGCCTTAACCTTAAAGAAAAAACCACTTTCTGTATCTGTATCTATTTCCTCTTTATCGTAAAACTTAGCCTCTAAAACTTTTACTTTTACATAACTATTTAAAGGACCGTTTAAATCACTTTTAACAACCAAGTAATCACCATCTTTCACTTTGTTTCTATTGTCTCCAACAAGTTCTAAGTAAGAGAATAAACCTACTGTATACACTTTCTTTGTAAATATAGTGTCATACTTGCCTCTATCATATTTTACAGCAAACTTATAATACTTAGCCCAACTTGGAGGTGTTCCAGTGGTTGTAACTTTTAGTACGTTTTGAGTTACAGAGTCAGAAACATTTACATAAACATTATTATTCTTTGAGTCTATTACAGTTGTCTTTCTTCCTTTATCATCTAAGAATACCATACCAACCTCATAATCTCTTGAAGAGTGCATACTTGTAAATAATGTGCCTAACGAATATGATATTAATACACCTTCGCATAAAAGGTAATCTATTTTCTCCTCTAAATCACCACTTCCAGACTCTTCTATATCTATTGTTCTATTTGGTATTATTAAGTTTAGTACATTTGTGGTAGGATTAAAACTTGTTAATAACGGATCAATGACAACATTAATAACTCCAGGTAAATTTGAATCTGCTAATGCTAATTGTGTTGAAAAAAAAGTCTCAAGTTGAGATATAAAATTCGAATCATTTATAAACGCTTCTTTAGTTGCATAAGTTCCATTAACCGTATATATAAAAGTATATAGATTAAGATTATCTATAGGTGGTAAAAAATCATTTGGAGAGAAATAAGTTCTTATGTCAAAGTCAAATAATATTTGTGTACCATCTGTAACTGGTATATTTGTAAAATCAATATCTAAAGATTTCTTATTTATTACATTATCGTCATTAGAGAATAATTGATAGTAGTCATCTGAATCAAATCCTTTTTGAGATGTAGTAGTCGCAAGTAAATTAACCAATCTAAATGTAATAGTTGGCTTTAAAAGTAAAGGTAATGTACTGTCTATTTCAAAATAAACATCTACACTTTCGCCTGCTAATAATTCATAACCAATAGATCCACCCCAAGATTGAGTTGAATTCACTTGATTAGTTCCAATAGAAAATGATGTAGGAATTCCATCAAAGTACATCTTTAATGTAAATGGCACAGAAGAATAAGTAGCTTCTTTTTCTGTTTCAACGATAACTCTTAAAGCTCTTCCGTCAGTAGGATGTGTATTTGTAATTGTGGCTACATTAGTTGTGTAGTCCATAACTATTCCTGCACCACCACCTATTTCTGTTACACTATCTGAAACACCCCACATATCTAAAAGAGCTGGTAACGCATCAGGAGACTCGTAACTACCAACTTCCTCTATGTCTAATGTATTTATTTTTCTACTATCATAATCAACTGAAAAGTCTACCATAGAATCTATATCTCTACCCTCTACGAAGTTACCATAAACTAATCTATTACCTATCCTTGCTTGAGCATAAGCACTTAATGGTACGTTATCAAAACTTCTAAAAAATTCATTCTCAGACAATACATTATAAACCTTATAGTTTTCAAATAAGTAAGATTTATTAAAGTTATTAGCCCATACTTCATCTGCTTTATTTAACTTGATAATAGAATAAACATTATTACTATTAGATAATTTAAACACTAACTCTATTATTTCTACCTCTCTTGGTCCTGTATTGAATGATATTTGATAAGCCCTAGATATATTCTCCATCGCTAAATTAGTTGACGTATCTAAATCAACATTAAAACTGCCTGGAGTAAAGGCATAAGGACTCCAAGATGAAAACGAAGAGTAATATCCATCTTTATATCTATATCTATAAGCGAATGATAAGAATTTATCTCTAAGAAATCCTGCAAAATCAGCATTATTAGATTGCACTTGTGTTACACTTGGAGCAAAAATAGGAGAAGGCTTCATTACAGATACTTCATCTTCTGAAAAACCATTGATACCATACGTCTTAGCTCTCTCTATATTGATTATTCTTGGTGGATTTAAACCATCAGTCCAAGATAATAAATCATCTCCCTCTACACTTGTAAATATGTCAGAATGCGATATGCGATATTCGGTATCAAAATTTAATACACGACCTGCTGTATCTTGCAATACAATAGTATATGCGGTATTCACATCATCAACCTCAGTATCATATTGAATAACGTAATCATATCCAAGACCCTTTACAAAATAAAAAGCCCTATTCCTTGCTTCATCTGAAATACTACCTATTGTTTCTGCTCCTAATATTCCTGTATTAGTAACTTTTAAGTTACCTTTTATGTTCTTTAACACACCAACATTCCCAGCATCTTCAGATATAACCATAACATTGGTAGCATCTGTCATCTGTCCGTTAGGAGTTAATCTCTCATCAAGATCTTTATTAACTGTCGCTTTTAGAAAATTATTTTGAATTTTACCCATTATTTAAGCCATTTTTTTCTACCATTTAACATAATAAGAAGTTCATCTCCTCTTAAATCAAGCATTCTTATATTGGTATTTTGTAAGTCTCTGTAGTAATCTTTCTTAGCTCTATTTATAATGTATTCTTGAACACCATATTTATTGTTTAATAATTGGTATTTAACATAACTATACAAAGCATCTTCTGCTAATTTATGAACCATTACCTCATCACCATTGTTGTATTCTAATCCGTCAGATACATATTCTATAACTATTAGATTACTCTTTACATTTGAAGAAAATGATAGTACACCTTTTCTCTTATCTATATTGAAATACCCATTAGCATTAATATCTGGTTTTAAACCATAAGCAGGTGAATTATCAAATGGTAACTCACAATCTCCTTCAGAATATGGACTACCAACTTTATATCTCTTAGCCATTTCAGTTTCCTCTGCTTCCAATGGATATCCTGCTTCATCAAATAAAATATTGAATTGATTATCTTGCAAGTAAGCAGAACCTAAAGCTGTATAAGAATTTTGCGACAATGGTCTCAATAAACCATCTTGACCAACAATAGATATTCTAACATAAGAAACATAATCGTGAGGAAGTGTAATTGTTAAATTATCATTAATCTCTAACTCTGTTACTTTAATTTCTTTTAATGTATCGTAGTTAAATTCTTGAATACCCCTCTTAAATTGAGCTAATACATTATATCTCTTTACATTAGACAATAACTTGTCATCTCCAATATAGTTTAATATGAAATTATCAACTAACTGAGACAAAGTTACGTATTGATAACTTCCCCAATTACTTTCTGTTTGATAATAATTTATAGGTGGTAAAATTTGATGTGCCATTATAATTGTTCTTGGTTATTGTTATTAACTTCCATTCCTTGTGATACTTGAATTATATCAGCCTCTCTTATCTCTACTCCAGCATACCCTAAAATCTTTACAACTAAATCATTAAACATAGACTCAGGAAATTCAAAGTCCTGGTAATCTGTAGCCGTAGGATTAAATAAAGGATTACCTCCAACTACTTGATAGGTCCATTTAGGTTGTTTAGGTTTTCTAATATATGTTACATCTGCATTTGCACCAACAATAGTTGTAGGATATAATCTATAACCACCATTTAATGATATATAAGCAGGATATTGTAACGTAGGAGCGATTAAATTATTATTTAACACCCTATTTACCTCTAACTTACTTATCTCTTCTAATTCCTTTTGTAAGTAATCTATCTTAATTAATCTATAAAAATCAGTTGTATTAGGATACCATAATAAAGAAACTAAATTTTGAGACAACTTACATTCATTCGTAAATACATCTATTACTTCTCTTATGTGTTTAGGTATATCTGAATACTCAGAATGATACATTCTTGCATTCTGCTTTACAATTGATTTAGAGTACTTATGGAATAATTCCTCAAACAAGGACATTTGAGCAAGTTCTGCATATAAATTAAACTCTAACGGAGATACATAACCTCTATTATCTTTATTTATAATTGCTAAAACTGTAGTATAAACTTGGTTTATCATATCTATAAAATTATTTGCAAAGATACGAAATAAACCACTTATTTAATAACAAGACACACCTTCGGTAGAAATTAATTTATATATTTGTAAAAATATTTATTTATGAATTATAATGAATTATTAAAAACACATAGCTGGGAACTAAAAAGAAAAGAAGTTCTTGAAAGAGATAATTACCATTGCACTAAATGTGGAAGCAAAGGAAATCTAAACGTACACCATATTCATTATGTTCAAGGATTTAACCCTATTAATCAACCTATATGCACAATGGAGTCATTGTGTTTTATATGCCATAAAAAAGAACACGAATCAAAAAGCATTTCTAGTTTTGTTATATCTAGAACTAAGTTTAAAAAAATATATGGATTTGAAATACAAACAAAAAGAATAAAAACAAATAATAAAATAAAATCAATAAAACAAAAAAAGAACTGGAATATGTCTAGTAGCGATAGTAAATTACAGAAACTTTATGATAAAATAAATGAAAAGAAAAACGCTTATAAACAAAAAAGGAGTGATACTTAAACCACTCCTTTGTAATCATAGATATAGAAACCTAAATTACTTAATCTTTGTTTCAATAAATTTTAAGAAAGCCTTACCTTCATCTGTTGAATTCATCCAACTTGCAATGGTGTTATACTTATCTGTTTCATCAAATGGAACTTTACATAATAATGTATCGTTATTGTAGAAAGCATTAGATTTATATTGACATAGATTTAAAGTTTCTGCCCTAACAGCTAAACCTTTTAATTTAGTCATATCATCTTTAGCTAATGCCAAGAAATGCTCTGGATTTTCTTTTGCGTAAACAAATAAATCTCTCTTCACTTCTGCGGTCTTTTTCTTTAACACACTAGATCCAAATACCGTTAAAGCAATACTTTCCATTTCAGAAGCCTTTAACTCCATAGCGATTTGTAATGCCTCCATTTCAAGTTCAATACTTGTAATTTCTCTTTCAGCAATTTCATCTGGTTTAAATTCTTCAAACACAATACCATTGTCAGGTGTAGTGTCTAAGAAGATTTGCAATTGAGGGTTTGTTTTTGGTACAGTTAAATTACCATTGATAAATACAATAGAACCTAACATTACATCTCCTGTTTGCTCATCCTCAA